GACTCTTGGTGAACGCGAACGAGAAGATGCCGGTCTGGACGTGTTGCACCTTGCCATTCGACAGCGAGGCCGTCAGCAGGGGCGTCGTTCCGAAGGAAGCTCCACCATAGCCGCCGAGATCGACACCACCCCTCGGCGCGACCTGTACCGCGATCTCCGTTGCCGTGCTGATGTCAACCGGCTCCCCCGTGTCGTTGTCCAACAGTTCAACACTGTCGTTCCACGACTGCCGGTTGGATAAGGTTGCCAGATGCCCGTCGTACATCGCCGCCTCACAATCTGAAATACACGGTGACCAGCCGGGTCGGCTGAATGATATTGTGCGGCAAGCCGCCACCAGTATTCGCCGCTGAGCCGCTGCCGGTGCCGGAACCACCGCCGCTGAACGAGCCGCTGCCGGTGCCGGAACCGCTGCCCGAGAAACCGCCGCTGGACGAACCGCTGGCAGTAAAATTCCCGCTGCCATGCGTTGCCGTATTGCCAGCCTGAACAAACCCGAAGCCGCTGCCAGCTGTCGCTGCCGCACCGAACGCGCCGGGGCCGGTGTATGCGAATTGATTACCGTGGGCATGGTCCGGCACCGTGACCGACGCCGAGCCGGAATAAGAACCGGAAACCCCGACCGAGACGGACGAGACGGTGACGCCGCCGGAAACACCGACCGAGACGGACGTAACATCGACCGAATGCCCATGAGCCGGTATCTGTGCTGTCGTAAGGGTATGGCTTTCAAAACCATAGATCGCAGTTTGAAGCGCATCCCAGCCCCCGGTCATGCGGCCAGAACGAACATTGCCCATACCGTCCAAGCCGCCGATGACAACGCCCCGGAAATCCGGCGTCGTGATCTGCTTGTTGGCCGTCCAATCGGCCACCGCAGACGCGCCGCGCGACGGCAGCACAACCAAGGTCGTGTCGGTGTTCCAGAAATACTGAAACAGCGCCTGCGCGGTGGCATCCGCCAGCTCCGACGCACCCGACGTCGCGCTGCCGATGGTGCGAGCGTTGCCGCGAACGTAGCCGGAGATCGCTCCGGTGCCGTACCTGATCTTCATGTCCCCGGTGCCGAGCAGTCGTGTGCTGTCGGTGGTATCGACACCGCCACCGCCGCCGCTCGACCCGATCACCGGGACGTTGTCGTAGTCGAATTGCGCCACGCCGTTGCGGTCTGTCATCAGCACCCGCACCACGCCATCGTCATAGAACATCAGCGGGATGCGGCCAGACGCATCCAACGTCACCGGGTTTGGAAACTCCTCGCCACCCGTCAGCGCCGCCGTGCGGTAGGCGTTCTGCGGATTGAGAGTGCCTGCCTGAAACGAATACAGCAGCCCTCCGACCAAGGGCTCATGCGTGGCGTTGTGCCATTGCTGCGTCAGGCAGAGTGATGTCGTTCCAGACATTTCAGTCCCCAATGCTCCTGCCGACTTGCGCCCCGGCTGCTCTCGATCCCGCGTTCTCCACCATCGTGCGGAGCAAGTTCATCACCCTGACGTCACTGGCCGCAGCCCTTGTCGCCTGCTCGATCAACTGCGGGTCCCTCGACACCAGCATGTGCGCGAGGTGTTCAGCCATCCGTGCATTGGCGAACTTCCGCGCACCGATTGCAGCGCCGCCGTACATCGCAGCGCCCTGCGGCGAGGTCGGATCGTAGTTGCCGGTCAACACCGACGCTGGAACGCCGATGCCGGTTAACGCGCCAGCGGCGTAGTATTGCTCCATCGTCGATGAGTTGCCGCGCACCTTCTCGCGGAACCGTTCCATCAGGTTCTCGACATGATGCATCGCCTCAAATTCGCGGATCGCAGCCTGATCGTTGTTGAACAGCACCGCGATCTTCTTCTGCGCGTCTGGGCTGGCGTTCAGCTTGGCCCAGAGGTTGTGGCTATCCTTTTGCCCGCCGAACTTGTCGAGCAGTTGGCTTAGGCCAGCTTTGCGGAACGCCTCCTGCGCTTCCGGCGACCGCCCCCGCATGTCGTTCGCCGCCATCTCTGGCGTGTAGTGGTTGCTCTTGATGAACCGCTGGCCATCCGTGATCGCTCGATCAACCCCAAAATACATCTCCGACGCAGCTCGCGCCTGCGCGTAAGGCCCCTGCTGACCTCCGGTTAGATTATCCAGCTCGTTGACCAGCACGTTCTTGAGCTGTGTTAACGCCTGCACATCACCAGCGCCGCCGGGCGTTGCCTTCGCCGCCGTGATCTGGTGGTCGATGATCTTCTTGGTGGCGTCCCAAAATTCCAGACTATCCACGCCGGGCGACACCCGCATCTCGACTGAAGCCCGGTCGCCGACCTCCTTCAGCGCCTTCTCACCGGCAGCGTTAAGCCGCTGATGACCCTGCAGCAGTTGCACCAATCGCGGCGACACCACGCCGCTTGAGAATTGCTGCATCACGCCCTGATACATAGGCGTCGTGACTTGCGCCTTCTCCGCGTTGACGGCCAGCCGCGCCATCTCGTTGTCACCGAGCGGCCCGAACTTGCCCTCCAGCCAATCGACGACGCGCTGTAATTGACCGGCGGCCCGGCGTTCCAGCGGCTCCTGCAGGACGGCACCGGCATTGGGATCGATGTTCTTCGCGGCTCGCGCGGCGACCCGGCCCGGCTCTCCAAGGATATCGCCGATCATGGTGTTCGCGGGAAGCTGTCCCGTCACCGGGTCTGGCATTATCCGCGTGTTCGGCGGCGTATGAGCCGCCTGCCGCGCCAGCTGCGCGACCTTGGTCATGGCCCGTTTCGCCGGGGCGGCCATGTCCATGACGGAACGTCCGATGTAGTTCGCAATCGTCGGTCCAGCTCCCGCCACGCCAGCACCGACTGCTGCCCCTCCACCCGCGCCGATCAGCGCCGGGCCGACGCGCTGCGAGATGTCGCCTTCCGCCGATCCGGCCCCGCTCAGGCCGCCAGCGATAGAACCCTGCATGATGCCGCTGCCGACACGGCTCGCCACGGTGCGGCCTGCGCTGGTCAGCGGGCCGCCGGGCAGCGGCACCGCAGCGCCTCCTGCGACCTCACCCCCCAGCGTGGTGCCGGGGTATTGCTGTTTCGATTGCGCGTAGAGCTTGCGAGCGTCCTCGACGGCTTTCTTGTAGGCCGCCATCGCGGCATCGTTCGGGTTGTTCTGGTAGTTGCCCCACGCCTGCTTGGCGATGTTGACCGCAGCCATCAACCGCTCGCCGACGCCGCCGGGTATCGATGCGCCAAGACCAGCCTCGATACCGCGCAGCTCATCGCCGAACCCAAACGTCAGCCCCTGCTCGACGCCGGTCATAAAGGCGGTGCCCTGACCGACGTCGCCGGTCTGCATCTGCGGCGGCAACGGAGCCTTCTGCGTTGCTGTCGGTGCAGCCGGTGGAGGAGCCGCGCCGGTCGCGAACCGGGCGTATGGATTGTCCTCGACCGGAGCCTTGTTCTGCGCCTGCGCCACCATCGACGCCAGCTGGACACGCTCGTCGTCGGGGGCGGTGGGCGGCGCAGACGAGGGAGAAGGTGCTGCGCCGCCCCGGCCCGGTGCCGGTGACGAGGGCGTTCCCCGCACCGCGCCTTCTGGAGCGTAGAAAAGGTGGCCGCCGATATTGGCGAGCGGCTGGCCCCGCGCCCAATCCGGCACCAGCTTGCGCCTGTCGGTTCGGGCAAGATGCGCCTGCGCCGACGGCGAATAGAAATGCGTGGCACCGCCGGTCGGGTCTTGCACCACACCCTTGAAAATGTCGTCGGCGATCTTGGCGATGGACTGATAGTGCGGATCGTCCTCGCGCAGATCGAGCATCCGCTGACGCGCGTCGGGGCGCGACCACGGCTCGAATGCGTGCTTCTTGCCGATCACGCCCTCGACGCCCTCGCCATACAATTGGCTGCGACCCGACGAGACGCGATTGCGGATCACATTGGCGACCGCAGCCCGACCGGCCTCGTCCTTGTCGCCTGCTTCTCCGAAAATCGTGCGGATCACCAGATCGCGGGAACGCGGATTGAGTTCGACCGGATCGTAGTAAGACGACGCCTCAAACGACGCATACGGGTTCTCATCCGCCGTCGATGATCCAACCGTGATGCGAAGCGGATCGGCCATTTCAGTCTACCGGCGTGTTGTCGGTGTAATTCGGGTCCATGTACTGACCCTTGCGTTGTGCGTTGGCGTATTTCTGATTGAACATGATGCGACGACGAACGAGGTCTGCGGCGTCCTTGAATATTCTTTCCCGAACATCTGCGGCCTGACCAACCGACCCCTGCACTTGCAGCAGGATCGCTCGCTCGCCTTCGGTCGGGTTACCGCCGAACGTCGCGCGGAGCTGCTCCAGCGCACCGCCCGTGATCTTATTCTGCAGGATTACCGTGTCGGCACCGGCTTGCTTGCCGCCAATCCCGGTCAGTGACGAGATCGTGCCGCGCAGCTGCGCCGCTGGACCGTGGAACGCTCGCTTGTTCAGCTCCAGCATCTCGCCGATGGTCGTCAGCGTATTGCGTCCGCTTTGGATCGCGTCGTCGGCCTTCTTCAGCTCCGCATTATCGACGCTCGACTGTTCCTTGACCCGGTTCTTCGTCCACTCCTGCCGCTGCGAGTAGGACAGGCCCGGCGGCGGCTGCAGGATCGGCGCTGCGGTCGATGGCTGACGTTGCGGCGGCGGTGCTGGTGCTTGGACCGCAGCTGGCGCAGCCGTCGTGCCGCCGCCGAGATACTGCTGCGACCCGCCGGGCTGCAGGCCGAATGTTTTCTCGAATTGCGCCGCCGTGTTCGGACGCTGCTTGAGAATATCGATGGCTTCCTTCGGCGGCTCGCGCGGTCCTGCTTGTGGCGGAGCTTGCGGTACAGCAGCTTGTCGACCGGCTGCGGTAAAGACACCCGTCTCGATGTCGGTCGTGCCCTTGAGCTGTCCGTTCGGCCCAATGTGGAAAATCTTGCCCTCGGCCTGAATGTTCTGGCTCTTGTCCTTGGCGAGATCGACGTGCTGCTGCTGGATGCCGAGCGACTGCTTGCGGTAGTCCTGCAGCCCCTTCATTTCCTCCATCTTCAGGAACTGCGCCGCCAGCGCCGGGTTGACGCGATACATCGCGGTCGCCGCCGCCCGATAGTCGATGCTGCCATCCGCCGTCTTGGGCAAGTTCTCCAGCGCCTGCCCGGTGCGGTAGTCGCGGATGCCACCGCCAATCGCATCGACGGTGCTGTCGATTGTGCCAGCGATGCTGGGAGGCCCGTACTGCGCCATGCATCACCTAACCGTATGCCGGGTTGATCTGACCGTAGGTGCCGAACGGATTTGAACCGTAGGCCGCCGACGATGGGTTGCCGCCGCCAAGGAAGCGGGAGAGGTCGAACCCACCGGAACCTCCCCCTCCACCACCCATAGGCATTCCGGTTGCGGCGCTGGCCGCCAGCTTCACGCCGCCCATGATGGCGTCGAAGGCATTCTTCGACGCCGCGTTGCTGGCGTTCTGCGCGTCGATGATGCCCTGCGAATTGGCGTTCGCGGTGCCGGTCTGGTACTGCGCCAGCGCGTTCGCAAGTCCGGTTTCGAGACCAGCCGATTGCGTGGCGTAGCCGCCCTTCTGCGCCTCGTAGCCAGCCTGCTGCCCGGCGATGCCAGCCTTGCTGGCTTCCAGCGGAGCCTTCTGCGCCTCAAGACCGGCCTTGCCAGCCTCAAGGCCACTCTGGGCGACGTTGTATGCGCCCTGCTGCCCGGCGATCTGCGGAGCCAGCGACAGGAACGGCTTCAGGCCCTCCGCGTACTGCTGCCACTTGGTGTCGGCGATGTTGGCACCGCGATCAAACACGCTCTGTATCGCATTACCGGACGACAGCATCCCCATCGAGGCGGCGTTGCGTTTGATCTGCTCCGCAGCTTCGTCCTGCGAGAACTGATAGCCGGGCTGCGCCCGCACCGCTGCAGTCGGGTCGCCGCCGCCGATGCCATAGAGCTGCGCGTAGGCATCGAAGCCGCCGCCAGCCGTCTTGGCGAGTGGATCGAACCGCGCCGACGCTTGGTTCAGCGGGTCTTTCGCGCTCTCAAGGTAACCCTTCGCGCTGTCGAAATAGCCCTTGGCGTTTTCGGGATACTGCATCGCCCCGCCGAGCATCCCTTGGGCGCTGTCGAGGTAGCCGGGGATTTTGTCGAGATACTGCTGCGCCTCGCCGTAGCCTTGGTTCAGCGTCCCGGTGGCTTGAGTGAGGCCAGCCGCGCGTCCAGCCGCAGCTTGGTAATACGGCTCCTTGGCTTTGCTGCCGCTGAACAGGTCGCTGAACAGTCCCATCGCTACACCTCTGTCCTGACCACGCGCATGATCTGATCCAGTGCGCGGAAATACTCGTACCAAACCTTCGACATCAGCCCGCTTGCCGGGTCTAGCAGCGGCACCTGTGGCGGAGGCATGGGCGGGATCACGGGGGATGCGGTAGCCATCTCACGCCACCGCCCTGCGGCTGATCTTCGGCATGTCGCCGCCCCGGAACGAGACGTAGACCGGGTCAGAGACACGCACCTTCCAGACCCGACCATAGGCCCCTGTCGAGCCGGTCAGATTGACCTTGGCCGACATGGGGGCCGCCACGCCCTGCCGGTTCAATTCGCAGATGCGAGGCGGCACGAACGACAGACCGCCGTCGTCACTCCACGAAATGTTCACCCTCGGTCGGCGCTGGATCGGGTCGAGGCCGAGCGCATCGCCGCGTCCCGGCACAAAATTGAAATACGCCGGGCCAACCACCGCGCGATACGGGAACGGCTCCGGTCGCTTGCTCCAGCATTCCCAGACCAGCGGCTGGTCGTATTCAGTGTAGTTCTCGGGATCGATCCTGCCGATGTTGCCGCTATCATTATCGCCGACAACCCAGAAGCCATCC